TTATCATGCTCATAAGCGTGAAGTTGCCGGAAGCAAGCCAATCAAACCAATGGATATTTGGATGGAAACAGTTGCCGATGTAATAGTCGGTGATGCAGACCCAAAAGCCACAAAGCAGGAAGCCTAAGCAGATTATTGGTTGAGTTGGCAATTGCAACTCATATTCCAATGAGTGAGTGGGTTGATGCGGATGACATATTAACAGCGATCGAAGTATTGGAGGCGAGAAGTGGCAAATGAAACTATCGCATACAATAAAAATGATTTGCGTGATATTTACAAAGCATTCAAACTTATGGATGAGCAAGCAACAGATGAAGCAAGAACTCAATCTGCTGCTCTGGCGTATTTTGCATCAGAGGAAATTAAACAGGCAGCTAGGACTAGAACAAAGGCTGGCAAGGTTGCGGAAAGAGTCGCAGACGGCGTTAGCATCTCTAAGTCAAGTAAAATCGGTGAGTTCCGTTATGGCTTCGCAAGACAAAAGTTTTCAGGTGGTGCTAATACGCAAACCTTATGGGGTGGTGTTGAGTTTGGTTCAAATAAGTTCAAACAATTCCCTTCATATTCAGGACGGCAAGGCAGAGGTAGTCGTGGATGGTTTATCTATCCAACCCTTCGCAGAATTCAGCCTGAATTGATTGACAAGTGGGAAAAAAGTTTTGATCGCATTATTAAGGAATGGGTCTAATGGCAACCGGTAATCGCACGCTTAAGTTATCAATCCTTGCTGATGTTGATGATCTAAAAAAGAAGTTAGGCGAAGCTGATAAAGCCGTTGAAGGAAATGCAAGTAAGATTTCAGAATTTGGAAAGAAGGCTGCTGCTGCATTTGCGGTCGCTGCTGCTGCTGCCGTTGCCTATGGCACTAAATTAGCCATTGATGGGGTCAAGGCTGCAATAGAGGATGAACAAGCACAACTTAGATTAGCCAATGCCTTAAAGACTGCCACAGGGGCAACCGATGACCAAATAAAGGCAACTGAGGCAATGATCCTCAAAACATCTTTAGCAACTGGTGTGGCTGATGACCAACTTCGTCCGGCTTTACAGAGATTGGCTGTATCGACAAAAGATACTGTTGAAGCCCAAAAGTTATTAAGCCTTGCATTAGATATTTCAAAAGGATCTGGAAAAGATTTAGAGCAGGTTGCAAATGCACTTGGTAAGGCTCAAGATGGCAATACAACTGCTCTTGGCAGATTAGGTCTTGGTTTATCTAAAGCGGAACTTTCAACTTTATCTTTCACACAAGTTCAAGAGAAGTTATCAGATCTTTATGGTGGAGCAGCAGCTACAAATGCCGAAACATTCCAAGGAAAGATTGATCGATTAAAAGTTGGATTTGATGAGGCTAAAGAAAGTTTAGGCGTTGCTTTATTGCCACAGGTCGAAAAGTTTATTGGTTTCTTAAATACCACAGGCATTCCAACCCTTAATGCCTTTATTGCTGGATTGACTGGAGATCAGGGTTTAAGTGCAGGATTACAAGAGAGCCAAAGAAGTGCTGAAAGTCTAGGTAAAGGCATTGCTGCTGTGGCTGGAATCATTCAAGGATTTATTGTATTCCTAAGAGAAGCAATTGGATTAATTATAAGTCTGGCCAATGAAAGTATTAGAGTTATTAATTTAATCAAGCCCGGAGCAGATATTGGATCAATTAGCAACATTGCACCATCAGCACAAATTAGAGGTGTTCCGCAAAGTGCAACAGGAACTCCATTTGGTCAAGCCGGTGGAAACACGATAAACATTTCAGTTCAAGCAATTGATAGTGAAGGTGCTGCAAGAGCCGTTGCAAAAGTGTTAAATGACAGCGCATCTCGCTCAGTTCCACAGCTCTACAATAACGGCATCAAAGGCAACTAATGACAGTCTGGACACCCGACTGGAAACTGACTGTTGCAGGAGTTGAATACACAAATCTAACAATCAGCGACATAACCCATCAAGCAGGTCGAACTGACATTTACACTCAACCAAGCCCATCTTATTTGCAATGCACAGTTTTGGCTTTGGCTGGAAACACAATTGATTTTGGCATAAATGATAGTTTGAGTTTGCAAGTTAAAAACAGCGCAGGAACTTATGTAAATTTATTTGGTGGAGATATAACCGATATTACTGTTGCAGTAGGTGCAACTGGATCAATTGCAACTGTTGTTGAATACACCATTCTTGCAATGGGATCTTTAGTCAAGTTAGCCAAGGAAATCTATAACGGCACAATATCTCAGGATGAAGATGGCAACCAGATTTATGATTTGCTTTCAAGTGTATTGCTTGGGGCTTGGAATGATGTGCCAGCAGCTTCAACTTGGGCAGGATATTCTGCGACTGAAACTTGGGCAACCGCCTTTAATATTGGATTAGGCGAGATCGATCAACCGGGGCTTTACACAATGGAAAACCGAGATGCTTCTCCTGATACTGTTTATAACATTGCTTCACAAATTGCCAATAGTGCATTTGGTTATATTTACGAGGACAACGAGGGCAATATTGGTTATGCTGATGCTGACCATCGACAGACTTATTTGATTGCCAATGGTTATGTTGATTTAACCGCCAATAATGCTATTGGTTCAGGATTACGAACAACTACAAAAGCAGCTGATATTCGCAACGACATTTTTATTAATTACGGCAATAACTTTGGATCTCAAAAAACAGCAACATCGACATCATCCATTGCCCTTTACGGCTACAAATCCGAAAGTATCCAATCAGTCATTCATTCAGCTGTGGATGCTCAAGAGGTTGCCGATCGATACATCAGCCTTCGAGCCTTTCCGCAACCTATATTTGACAGCATTACCTTTCCAATTACCAATCCAGAAATTGATGATTCAGACAGAGATAATCTATTAAATATATTTATGGGCTTGCCATTAAATATTGCAAACCTTCCTGCTCAAATTAATAATGGTGAGTTTTCTGGTTATGTTGAAGGGTGGCGTTGGAGCACAAGATTTAATGAGTTATTCCTGACCATAAACCTTTCGCCGGTCAGCTTTAGCCAAGTGTCTATGAGATGGAATTCTGTGCCAATTGGCGAGGCTTGGAATACTTTAAGCAATACTTTGACATGGGAATACGCTACAATCGTAGCCTGATAATAGGAGAAAAATGGCAACTACTACAAACTATGGCTGGACAACGCCTGACGATACAGCGTTGGTCAAGGATGGCGCATCAGCCATTAGATCACTTGGCACTTCTGTTGATACCACAACCAAGAATCTAAATCCTTCAACGACACTTGGCGATATTGAATATCGTTCATCAACAGCAAACACAAACACAAGACTTGGAATTGGAACAACTGGTCAGGTTTTAACTGTTGCTGGTGGTGTGCCATCTTGGGCAACTGCTGCTGGTGGTGGTGGTATGACAGTTTTGGCAAGCGGTAGTTTAAGTGGAACAGCTACGACAATATCCACCATAAATCAAACCTATAACGATTTAGTTTTAGATATTTCAGGCGCAGTTTGGTCAGCCAATGCAAATGTTGGAATTAGAGTTAATGGCCTGACCACAAATTATTCGTATGTTTATTATGCAAATAGTGGAGATACCGCTGGAAATCAGGCGGAAGGTGCTGGTGCATTACCAACCTATTGGACTTGCGGAGATGCTGGGGCATTACCTAATGCGTCAGATACTTTCAAAAGATATAGATTTATATTTCCAATGTATGCTCTTACAACTGGAACAATACAAATGTTTGGTTTCTACACTTGGGGTAATGAAAACAGCACAATAAGTAATGGAATGATTATTGGTAGCCACGCAACCGCTGACAACATAGATGAAATATCATTTAAGACAAATGCTTCTCAATCATTTAGCGCAGGAACTTACACACTATATGGAGTCAAATAATGAGCAAACCTACAATTAAAATTCATAATGCTACAACTGGAGAAGTTATCGAGCGTGAAATGAATAAAGAGGAACTGGCTCAACTGCAAATTGATGCTGCAAATGAAGCAACAAAATTAGCAGCAGCCGAAGCAAAGGCAGAAGCCAAAACAGCATTACTTGAAAAATTGGGCATTACTAAGGATGAAGCAAAACTTCTACTTGGCTAATGAAACCTTACCTATCTAAAGCAGCTGTTCAATTACGGGAGCAAATTGATGATTGCTTTCCTGATAGATCTAGAAAATCAGATGGTTGGATTGCTTCGGCACAACATCAAATGAGATCTAAAGTTTCAGACCATAACCCACTAAAATCGGGTGAGGTTTGTGCTATTGATATTACAGCGGATCTTGGTGCAGCCGAAGGCATATCTGCCTACCTTGCCGATCAAATACGCATTGCTGGCAAAACAGATAAGCGGATCAAATATGTTATTCACAATCATCATATTGCCAGCAAACTATTGAACTGGCGATGGCGCAAATATAAGGGTGCCTCACCGCACACAGCTCATGTCCATGTTTCATTTTATCCAAATCAAAAAGGCGATTTCTTTAACATCCCACTACTAGGAGGCAACGCATGAAACTATCAAACAAACACAAGGCTGCAATTAAGTCTTATTTAAGAGCTGTGGCTGCATCAGGCATAACTGTTCTTTTAGCAATTGTTGCCGATATTCGTCCAGAGTTTGCAATCCTTGCCGGTGCGTTAGTTGCACCTATTGCCAAAGCACTTGATCCAAAATCCGGCAAAGAGGTTGATTATGGAATTAATGCGAAATGACCGCAAACGAAATTATTGGTATAGCCGTTGGCGTATGCGCCGTATCTACAAGTTTGTTAGTGGGTCTGCGCTGGGTTATTA